TGATATTAGTGTAATATCATATGGAATAAGAGATACTTCAAGTGGAATTGGAAGCACTGCTTTAGGAAATTTTGTTGATGTTAGATCTTCTACAACTACGGTTTCTGCCGGAACAACAGCACAAACTAATATTGTCGGAATTGGCTCTACCTATCTTGCAACTAAGATTTTGGTTCAGTTTTCTTCAACTAATGGTACATATTATCAGTTCGACGAACTAACACTATTAAATGATGGAACTGATATTAGTGTTCTGGAGTATGGTCGCTTATCTAATGCGAGTAGGGTTGGATATGTTGGTGATGGTATAGGAACTTATTCTGCTTATATTTCAGGTTCAAACATTAATCTGGACTTTACTCCAAATGTTGGTTTGGGAACAACTTATGTTGTTAATACATTGAGAGTTTCTTTTGCAAGCACAGATGTTGGAATAACAACAGGAACATTATCATTTGATACATCTAATATAATATCAAGTTTTGTTTCTATTTCATCTTCACCATCTCCAACCCAAACCGGCATTTCTACATATACAAGAGAATATGGAAGTTCTTACTATATTGCCGTTGTTGAAGATATCACAAATGATGAATATCAAGTCTCTGAACTTGTAGTTGTTGATGATGAAACTGAAGCATATCTTTCAGAGTTTGGTGTTATTGAGACTTCTTCGGGTCTTGGAACATTTGGAGTTGGAGTTAGTACAATAAGTGGAACTACTTTAACCTTTACGCCAAATCCAAATATATCAGTTAATGTTAAGGTGTATCAAAACTCTATGAGAGTTGTAAGTACAGGAAATACTTTTGATTCTTATGGATTTACAAATGCAAGTATAGATTCTGGTTATGGTGGATTTGAGGGTATATTTAATTCCATTAAGAGATCATTTGATTTGTATCATAAACAAACTCCAATTTTTGAAAGAGTTTTTGATGCATCAGATTCAACTTTAGTGGATGTAACCAATAACTATGTAAGAATTCCAAAACACTTCTTTGTTACTGGAGAAGAACTTGTTTATAGTCCCGGAAATGGAAGTCCAATAGGAATTGCAACAACAACTATTACCGGAATTGGTTTAACCGATCAATTACCTTCTTCAGTGTTTGCAATTAAATTGAATGATTTGAATGTAAGATTTGCTTCTAGTGTAGAAAATGCACTTAAGGCAATTCCAGAACCTCTAACTATTACTTCAGTTGGTGTAGGAACAACTCACTTCTTTACATCGAAGAAGCAAAATACAAAGTGTTTAATTTCTATTGACAACTATATTCAATCCCCAATTGTCTCTACTTCAACCACGACAGTCTTAGTAAAAGATGCTGCTTTTAACGTAGTTGAGTTAAGTCTGTCAGGAATAAGTTCAATCTTTGGTGGGGATTTACTCAAAATAGACAATGAAATTGTAAAAGTCAATACTGTTGGCTATGGTTCAACTAATGTATTTTTGGTTGACAGAGGTTGGATGGGAACAGAACCAGAAACACACTCTATTGGGTCTACAGTTACAAAGATAACTGGAAATTATAATATTATAGACAATACAATTCATTTTGTAGAAGCACCATATGGAAATTCTCCTATTGGCACCATAACAAATCGTCCTGATGATAGAGATTATACTGGTATTACAACTAGGTCTACATTTAATGGCAGAGTGTTCTTGAGATCCGGAGTGGAAGATAGTTCTGAAGAACCATATAATAAAAATTATATCTTTGATGGTTTGTCTGAACAATTTACGGGCATAAACACAGATTTTATCTTAAAATCATCTGGTTCAGATGTTACGGGAATTTCTACAGGAGGAATAGTTTTATTAATCAATAACATATTCCAAGAACCACAAAGACTTGGTTCTATTGATATTGTCGGTAATTATAAGATGTACGAGAATGCCGGAATAACAACATTAGGATTCACTGGCAATATTTCTTCTACTGCATATGATGTCAACACATCAAGTGTTCCTAGAGGAGGTGTTATTGTTTCTGTTGCATCAACACAAGGTTTTGGATATCAACCATTAATTTCTGCAGGAGGAACTTCTATTGTTTCTGTTTCAGGAACTATTTCCAATATTAGTGTAGGAAACTCCGGTTCTGGTTATAGATCCCTCGAAAAATATGAGATAATTGCAGAAACTTCAGTTTCAATTGGTTCTGGAAGTACAATAATTCCAATAACCAACGAAAGAGGAGTCCTCAACAAACTTCAATATTCTTCTTCAAATACTGTAGGAATTAGTTCAATATTACAGAATGTTCCAATTGTTGGATTTGGAAATACTTATGTCCTCATAGGTTCTGCTAGCACTGTAAGTAAATCAATAGATGCAGGAACTTCTGTTACAATAACTTTAGATTCTCCTACTGCTGGATTGGTTGACGTTGGGGTAAAAACTGCAAGTAATGGAATTGTAAATTATGAGTTTATTGGATTTGCAACGGTTTCATCTGGGCATATCTCTACAAATATTATTATAACAAATCCAGGCTCTGGATATACTACTTCAAATCCTCCTGTAGTTGTTTTTGACAATCCACATAGTTACGACAATATTCCTTTAATTTACTCTTCTGGTTATTCTGGTGTTGGAACTCAAGCCACGGTCAACATTGTCGTAGGTCAAGGTTCAAGTGTGGTTGACTTTGAAATAAGGAACTTGGGGTATGCATACAAAAATTCCGAAGTTTTAACCGTTCCTACAGGTGGATTAACAGGAATTCCTACAGATATCTCAAAACCATTTGTAAATTTTGAACTTACGATTGATCAAGTATTTGCAGATCTTTTCTCTGGATGGTCTATTGGAGATTTCCAAGTTATAGACAAAATTGAAAACTTATTTAATGGGGTTAGAAGAAATTTCCCAATTAAAATTGATGGAACTCAAACATCAATCAGAGCAAGAACTGGTTCGAATATCGATATCCAATCTGTTTTGCTGATATTTGTCAATGACATTTTACAAACTCCTGATGAAGGATATACTTTTAGAGGTGGAAGTACCTTTACATTCTCAGAACCACCAAAAGAGGGTGATACTTGCAAAATATTGTTCTATAAAGGAACTGGTGATATTGATGTTGTCTTTATCGACATACTTGAATCTGTTAAAGTTGGAGATGATGTTCGTTTAAACAGTGATGTTTTGAGACTAAAAGAGGACAATAGATTGGTAACAGATATTGTTGCATCAGATATAATTCAAACAAATTCATACAACGGATATGGCCTTTCATTAGATGAAACATTATCAAGACCTTTAATATGGTGTAGACAAACTGAAGATAAAATTATTAGTGGTCAAGAAATTGGAAAAAATAGAGAAATTTATGAACCTTCAATTCAACCAACCACAAATATAATTCAAAGCGTTGGAGTGGCAGCAACAGAAATTTTTGTCCAAAGTGCCAAAATATTCTTTGATGATAAGAGAGAAAACATTTCGGATCCTAATAGAGCAAAAATAATAATAACATCCCAAGATGTTATTATTGGAGCGTCTGCAACTGCTATTGTGTCCACCGCTGGTACTATTTCTTCAATAAATCTATTGAGTGGTGGTTTGGGATTTACTACAGTTCCCACAGTAACTGTAGGAACTCCTATTGGAGTTGGAACAACTGCAACAATTACAGCATCAGTGACTTCTGGCATAGTTACTTCTCTTACAATATCAAACCCAGGTTCTGGTTATACTTCCACAAATCCACCTCAAATTTTAATAGAATATCCATCATTAAAATATGAAAAAATTGAAGATGTATCTTATGAAGGGGACTTTGGAATAATTGTAGGTATTAATACAACGTCAGTTGGCGTTGCTTCAACTGGAATAATATTTGATCTTTTTGTTCCCACAGATTCATATTTAAGAGATACAAACCTTACTGTTGGAATTGCTACTACAGGAATTAGTGGCATAAAAACAGATTATTATTTTACGGTGTTTAATTCAAACATTGGTATGGGAGTAAATTCTTTAGACTCAAGTAACAATATTGTTGGTGTTGGAACTACCTGTTTGGATAATGTTTATCAAGTTGCTGCAGTTTCTATAGCACAAACAACTGTTCCCGGTGTTGGTTTAACAAATGTTTCAAGAGTAACAGTCAGTGTTCTCAACTATAATGGATTATCTGGTATGGGTTATAGTAATTTCTATGGAGAATTTAGTTGGGGTAAAATAAATACACCAACAAGAAAAATTCCACAGAATTTTGATTCTTATAATAACAATGGAACAACTGGTTTATCTACAGGAGCAGTAATTCAAAGAACTAATCCATTAAGATATATTGGTTATACCACAACTCCATAATAACACCTATAAATAGATAAAAAACGACAAAAATGTCTGCGATTATAACTGATCAACTTAGAATATTAAACGCTAAAAATTTTGTAGCGGCGGCAACATCCAATTCCAATAGTTATTATACATTTGTTGGATTGCCCAATGCAACGGATTATAATGCAAATTGGGACTCTTTGCCGCCGGCGCCAAAAGATAATTTTGATCAAGAAAATGATTATTGGGACACAATGATTGCCCTGAAAAAAATTACTAGTGGAGATGTGAGACAGGTAGTTAGAAAAATTACTTGGACATCAGGAACAGTTTATGATATGTACAGACATGATATTAGTAGAACTAGTTTGTCTGTCCCCTCAAACTCCACAAGTTTATATTCGTCAAATTTTTATGTCGTAAACAGTGATTATAGAGTTTATATCTGTCTTTATAATGGGATTGATCCCGAAAATCCATCAGGAAAACCATCTTTAGATGAACCCACATTTACGGATTTGGAACCAAGATCTGCTGGAAATAGTGAAGATGGTTATATTTGGAAATATTTGTTTACTATCAAACCAAATGAATTAATAAAATTCGAATCAACAAATTTTATCCCAGTACCATCAGATTGGGAAACTAATTCAGATTATGCTCCGATTAGAAACAATGCTTTAAATAGCGGACAAATTAAAATAGTTCAAGTTGTCAATAGAGGAGTTGGAGTAGGAACAGCAAATAGAACTTACACCAATATCCCAATTTATGGTGATGGAGTTGGTGCGGAATGTACAATCGTTGTTAATAGTGACTCTAAAGTAGAGTCTGCAATTGTAACTAATGGAGGTTCTGGTTATACATATGGAACAGTTGATCTGGTTTCTGGAAATGCTCCTATCGGTTCATCTTCTCCAATATTTAAAGTTATAATTCCACCACAATCAGGTCATGGTTATGACATCTATAGAGAACTTGGTGCATATAGAGTATTAATATACTCCAGAATAGAGAATGATACTGAAGATCCAGATTTTATAGTTGGCAATCAAATCGCAAGAGTTGGTATTGTAGAAAATCCTCTAGCATACGCTTCTGATGATATTCTTGTCAAAAACAAGGCAAGCGTTTTATCCTCACTAAAATTAGTTGGTACTGGTTATAGCACTGCAAACTTTATTGCAGATTCAATAATTACTCAAACTGTTGGTGTTGGTTCTACAGCAATTGGTAGGGTAATATCTTATGATAAGAATACGGGAGTTTTAAAATATTGGCAAGATAGAACTCTAGTAGGTTTTAATAGTGATGGAAATGCAAATTCAACCCCTCTATATGGATTTAATTTAAATCAATTTACTGCTACTCCAGATACTGGTGGTTCTATCACAATTAATGCTTCTGGTATAAGTGGTTTAGGTATTGATACATCCTTTAGTGGTGTTTCTACCACAATAAATAATAGAAGATATTATTTGGGACAAACATTTGTCAATGGAGTTGCTGATCCAGAAGTTGAAAAATACTCTGGCAACATAATTTATGTTGATAACAGACCTTCAATTACAAGATCATCAAATCAAAAAGAAGATATCAAAGTCATTTTGCAGTTCTAAAGAATTATGCCACAGCAAACTAATCTAAATGTATCTCCATACTTTGATGACTTTGACAGGGAAGATCAATATTATAGAGTTCTTTTTAAACCCGGTTATCCTGTTCAGGCTAGAGAACTTACAACTCTGCAATCAATGCTGCAGAGTCAAATTGAGCAAATAGGAGATCACTTTTTTAAAGAGGGGTCACTTATAATTCCAGGAAACATTAACTATATTGATAACTATTATGCCGTAGAACTGCAAGATAGTTATCTTGGTATAGACATTTTAGAATATCTACCATATTTGATTGGAAAAACAATTAGAGGATCTAGTAGTGGTGTAAGGGCTTCTGTCGTAGGTGTTTTGCCCTTTTTCGAATCCGAAAGAGACAATAATACAATTTATGTAAATTTCTTAAATTCAGATACAGCAACCAATACATATCAAGGGTTTTCTGCGAATGAAGTTCTTGTCGTAGAAAATGGCATTTCTGAGCAAAATGCATTAGATATTGAAAAAAGTACAATTCTCCAACCAAATGAAGGATTTGCATTAACTATAACTACAAACCCCAACTCAATTGGTTCCGCAATTAATCTTTCTGAGGGTGTTTATTATCTCAGAGGACATTTTGTAACAGTAGAAGAACAGACTATCCTACTAGATCAATATAACAATAATCCAAGTTATAGAGTTGGTTTGGATGTATTTGAATTTATAGAAACTCCAGATGACAATATAGATTTAAACGATAATGCACAAGGATTTTCTAATTATGCTGCACCAGGTGCCGATAGACTTCTAATTGAAGCAACTTTAGCAAAAATACCTCTAGACGATCCAAATCCAGTAGCAACTCCAAATTTTGTACAACTTCTTGAAGTTAGAAACGGAATTTTACAAAGACAAATTAATAATCCAGATTACAATATAATTGAAAAAGAGTTTGCAAGAAGAACTTTTGATGAATCTGGAAATTATTATGTAAAATCTCCTTCGATAACGGTAAAAGAAACTTTAGATGATTTGAAGGGTAACGGTGGGGTCTTTAAAGAAAATCAATTAACATATAATAACAATAGAGCAACTGATGATTTAGCAACATATGTAATTTCTCCACTAAAAGCCTTTGTTAGTGGTTTTGAAATTGATGTTGTAGGTACGACTTATTTGGATTTTGAAAAGACAAGATCAACCAAATTACTTACGGATCAAAGTGTAAACTATGTTACCGGACCAACATACACTTTGAATAGAGTTTATGGTTCACCTTCACTTGGAATTTCAACTTCTTATACTTTAAGTTTAAGAAACTCAAGAGTTGGTTCAAACCAAATTAGTGCTGCAGGAAAGGAGATTGGTCTGGCTAGAGTATATGATTTTGCATTAGAATCTGGTTCATATAATACATCAAATCCAGAATCTAATGAATGGGATATTGCCCTATATGATATTCAAACGTATACAGAAATTTCTTTAAATGAACCAATAACATTAACAGCACCTACTCATATTAAAGGTAAATCAAGCGGTGCTGTTGGATTTTTAAGATATAATGTCACAAATTCTGGTATTATTACCGCGTATAACACAAAGGGAACTTTTGTTATCGGTGAAAAGTTTGTTTTTGATGGAATTGAAAATACAAGAGTTTCAACTGCAATAACTGCATATTCTACAAATGATGTAAAATCTTTATATGGAATAGTTGGAAGCGCATCGACATTTACTGCAGATGTCAAGCAATCACCACTTTTTAATGTTGGGCAGGTTGAGATCACTGCTCGGGGTGGAGGAATAAGCACTGTAACCTCCTCAGACTTTATTTTTTCGGGAATTGCTACAGTAGGAAACATAGTTGCATTCTCAAATCCCGGTCTTTCTGTTAACAGTTTTGCAAAAATAGAAACAGTATCACAGAGTTCTTTAACTATTTCTGGTATAACTACAGTTTCTGGAGTATGTGATGGCGCTCTTCCATCTTCTACAATCAACCCAAGTGATTTTAGAATTTTATTCTCCAATTTCCAGTCTTCCTCAGATAATACTTTATATACAACACTACCCAAGAGAAATGTCGCATCAGTTGACTTAACAAACTCTTCTCTAACTATTAGAAAGCAGTATGATGTAACAATTTCTAGCAATACTACAAATACCATTCTTGCAGAGTCTGATGAAACATTCTTATCTTTTGATGAAGAAAGATATGTTCTCATAACAGATAATGGTGTTACTGAAAGTTTAAGTGCAGACAAATTGGTATTTTCAAATGGTGGAAGAGAAATAACTGTTTTTGGACTCAGTACTTCTTCTGGCAAAGGAAAATTAATTGCAACGTTAAGAAAAATTAACATTGACTCAAAAATCAAGAGAAAGAATAGAGTACAATCAATCATAGTTGATAAGTCAAAATACGCATATTCTGGAACTGGGTCAACATCAAACAATGATGGATTAGTTTATGGAACTTATCCTTATGGTACAAGGGTTCAAGATGATGAGATTTGTTTACTACAACCAGATGTAACAGTTTTATATGGAATTTATGAATCTAATGACACATCCGAACCAGAACTGCCAAAAATAACTTTAACTACAATTAATGGACCAACATCAAGAACTGATGACTTATTAATTGGGGAGGAGTTTGTTGGTTCTATAAGTGGTGCTGTAGGTTTATATGCAGAAAAATTAAATTCACTGCAGATATCTTATGTTTCAAGAAACTCAAACAGATTCCAGGTAAATGAAACTGTAACATTTAAAGAATCGGGAATTACTGCAGTAATCACTTCTCTTGATGCTGGAGACAATAATATAACAGCAAATTATACATTTGATAATGGACAAAGAGAAACGATATATGATTATTCAAGAATTATTAGAAAATCATCCTCAAAAGAACCAACAAGGAAAATAAAAATAGTTTTTTAGTCTGCAGGATTCTCATCTTCAGATACTGGAGATTTGACAACTGCCAGTTCATACGAGCAATTTGATTATTGCGACATTCCTACTATTAATGGAATTAGAACTACTGACATAATTGACATTAGACCAAGAGTTTCTGGGTTTACAGTAACAACATCTTCATTATCTCCATTTGAATTTAATGCTAGAAATTTTACAGAAAGTGGAAATTCTGCATCAAGTATTCTTGCATCCGATGAGTCTATTCTATTTGATTATTCATACTATCTACCAAGAGTAGATAAAATTTATTTAACAAAAGATGGAGTTTTTCAGTTAAACAAAGGAGAACCAGCAGACAATCCACAAC